CTTTACCCTCTGCCCATAAAGCTCCGTAACCAATTACATCTATAGGATTGTCAATGTTTTTTGGATTTTGTGAATCTCTTACTAATTTACCGACTATAAAAAATTTATACATATCTTCAAATGTAAGATCTGATTTTAATTTATGCCTCCATAATACATTCATAATTTTAGCTATTGATTCATGTGTGTCTTTGGCATCGCCATGTGTCCTTGCCCTAGCACCATTAATTAATTGTTCTGCTTTTTGTAAAGCCTCATTACGTTGCATTCTTTTCTCCTATGTTTATAATCCTTGTGTCTATTTGATCTTTATTCCAAACATAATTCAACCAACAAGCCGCTTTATATTTGTTCCAACTGAAATCTATTGGCTTAACGTCAACGCCATAACGTCTTAACATCTCTGATTGCTTTGGCGTTACAGACTCATTTAACCACCTTTTACCTTTCTTGGCAGCATCACTATCTTCTATCTTCCTTAGAAAGTCATCAGCAGCAGCTATAGCTTGTTCCTTACTTCCAATACTAACTACTCTTAACTTGCCTCCTGTGCGCTTTACAAGGGCTATAGATATGTTATCTAAGTGTGCAACCATACCAAAGCCATTAAACCCACTAGCACTCATGCAAACACCATTACTAAATAAATCAATCCATCTAAATGGTGATCTATCCATAAGATCAACTTCAGTCATTACAAAATCTTCTAATGCCTCTTTTTCATCTGCGCCAAATTCATGTCCACATATAGGACACTCACGAGATGACAATGGCACTTCTGATTGACAATCTGGGCATATCTTTATAGGTGCTTCACCTGATCTTTGAGCTTCAGCACCTTCAAGATTAACACCCTCGTCTAATGATCCGTGTGTAAGTACACTTGTTCCAAAGTCTAAAACCACACAATCTTTTTTGATAACGTCTGGATGTTCCTCTGGATCTATTGTTCGCAGTCCACGACCAATCATCTGCACCATTGTAGATTTGTATGAACATGGTCTTGTAAGCACAATACAACTGACAGGTGGAGCATCAAAGCCCTCTGTAAGTACGGCTACATTAACAACAACCTGGATGTCTCCACGCTCCAAGTCATGTAGTATTTGTTTCCGCTCTTCTGCTGGAGTTTCGCCAGTAACTATCTCTGCTCTGATATTTGATCTACGATACTCATCACATACATCTTGTGCATGAACAACTGTAGAGCAAAATACAACTGTTTTTCTGTTTCCTGCTTTATCTTTCCATTCATCTACAATCTTTTCGTTGATAGCTCTCTTGTTCATAATCCGTTCAACTTCGCCCATGTCAAAGTCTGACACAGTTCTGCGAACATTTTGTAGATCGTCTCTAACACCTACATCAATAACGTATGTTTTAGGAGGTACAAGAAAGCCCTCACGGATAAGTGTTCCTACTTCAATCTGATGCGAACAATTATTGAATACAGTCTTTAAACCTTTTTTATCTCCACGATTAGGAGTCGCTGTAAATCCAACTATCTCTACAGAATTGTTCGCTTCTCTAACTCTGTTAATAATTCTTTGATATGTATCTGCTATTGCATGGTGACTTTCATCAATCACAACCATGTCAACAGGCTTCATGTTATCCAAATTGTTCGGTCTTGAAAGTGTCTGCACCATACTAAATATGGTTTCTCCAGACCAATCTTTTTCTGATCCATCAACTATACTTGTGGATATGTTTGGATTAACACGGGAAAATTTTTGTGCGTTTTGTCGTACAAGTTCATCTCTGTGTTGTATGACTAATATTCTATCGCCTTTTTTATATCTCTTGCCTATTAAGGCAGACAACATAATAGTTTTACCTGCTCCTGTTGGAGCGACAACGATAGTGTTTTTGTGTTTGTTAAGAGCTTTTGATGCGTCATCAACGGCTACTTGTTGGTACGGTCTTAGTATCATAATTCCCTCATTGCTAGATGATGAAAGGGTAGCTTTACGGCACTCGTGCTACCCAAACGAGTTCTAGCAGACGAAGGTCAGTCTTGCCGCTAGATATTCGCAAAAACCTATTTGTTAGCCCAAGATGGAGCTATTCCATTTTGAGGCTGCTGCACTTGCGGTTGAGCTTGCACAGTGGGTTGAACAGGTGCTGGTGCATTACCACCGCCTATATACCCATCTTGATTAACAGTTACAGGTGCAAGCATTTTATTCTTGTCATCATAACCATTAGTGCCTTTCTCAACTGCAATCTTCATGCAAATCTCCATGCCATTGATTGATTCAAGACTTGGTATCTGCCTCATTGAATTTGCCTCTTGGGATACATCACTAGGATTTAAACCTTTAGCACTGTCGATAATACCTCTGACAGTTTTTAATCCGATCTCTCGTGATATTGATACACCGTTTTGATTTTTCTTATCACCATCAAAGAAAACATTATGCCAAACCTTACGTTTGTCAAACTCGCCACCAATTATGGTAAACTCTAATTCAGCCCACTTTGCAGACGTTGTAGCTGATTGCCTAAAGATAGCATCTAATGCTATATCAGGTATCCTTACACCATCCATCTGTGGCTTGATATAGAGTATTGCACGAGCAATAGTTCCATGTGGTATTAAAGAAAAGTCATTGCCCTCATCAGGGGTCACATTGTTTAAGTCAAGCATTATTTGTTACTCCTTCGTTGCTAGACGTTGGTTGTTTGGCTGGATCAATAAATGTAAGCTCTCTTTCTGCTTGCTTTTGTCCACCACTCATTTTTGTCAGTAGTTTGCCTAAGTGTGGCTCTTCTAATACATCGAGTTTACCCGATCTATCTTTTGCTGGATATCCCCACTCGTTTAACGTCTGACATACAAAAGCACGATATGTGCCTGTGTTCTCGTCACCTGTCATTACTGCCATTGTGATAACTTCATCAACAATTCCTGGTAGTTCACGACCTGTCTTTGCGCCCTCTATCTGTAGTTCAAATAGTTTGCGACCATAATCATCAACCTTTTCGTCAAGAATGCCAACAAAAATTACATTCTTTTCACGAATATGTTGTAGGTGCGTTAACCATGACATCATCTCACGACCTTGCATACCATAAACAGCACGAGTATCTATTGTACCGTTTCTAGTCCTATTTTCAGGTTGACCCATGCAATGCTGAAAACATAATCTACCAGCCACAGTAATACTGTCGATAAATATAGTATCATACTTCTTCATCATTTCGGATGGATCGCCATATTGTTGCACCACATAATCGTAATGCACTTGGCTATAGGATTGATCGTCAGTTAATGATGGATTACCACCACCTAAAAAACATGCAAAGTCACGACATTCAGCCCATGTCTTAGGACGGATAACGTCAATGGGCCATCCTTCGATAGCTGCGTCACCTGCCTCTAAGTCCATGAACAATGTAGTATCTGCATCTAAAGTCCGAGCAAGAGTGGTCTTACCCACTCCGCTCTGACCACACACAACAATCTTATGACCTTTCTTCTCAGCCATACGCTGTTCGGCTGTAATTATATTCAATGCCATTATTCTACCTCCTCAAGTTCATAGGTTGTTGATGCCATTTCGACAGTTCTATGTGGCTCAAGAAGAGCTTTTATAGCTGGTGGAGCATTAGAATACTTACGCTCTTCTACAGTAACACTTACTTTACCATAATGTCTTGCATCTTCTGCATCCATTTGAGTATCTAATGCAGTCATAAGACCAGCTTGATCCCAAGAAACTTTCTTCTTAACATTAATTTTCATTTGTAAATTAGTGTTAGGAGTATGGATTGTAACTGTACCAAAGTTTTTATTCTGTCTCGCAAGTTCATTACGAGCATCATTATAATGTTTAGCATCTAAGACTTCATTGATTAAAGCCAACTCTTTCTTAGCTGCATCATATCTTTCTTTTAATTCATTCCTGTGTTGGAATAAATTCTTAGTGTCCATTTCAAAGTAATCTTGAAATGCGACTTCTCGCTCTTTTGTCATAATTGACCTCCTTTTAGTAAGCTAGAACTTCATATATAGCACTAGTTACAATAAAGTCAATACCTGATCTATCATTTTTTTTTAAAACTTAACAAAATATCTATATTATGTATGGCAAGCATAAGTTTTTTCTTTAACTTAAACTCAGGCGTAAGAACGCCTTTAGCATCTTCTACGATGAACCTAGACGATCCATCTTCTTCTGATAATAAATATGTAAAATCAGCAATATAATCACATATCTTTTGATCGTTTACTTTTAATTCATACTTAACTTGTCTGTCTAATTGGTCAACTACACCAGCTCTTTCCATAGATTTTAATTGACCCCAACGCTCTGCTTCCCATCTAGAATCAAACTTTAGACCCATAGCTACAGTTTTTTTTGCGAAATACTTGTTGGGTTTCCCAACTTTTCGGGTTATAATTCGTTTATTATTGTAATAC